TCCCCGCCCTTCAGATTGGACGCGTTGCGGGGCAGTTTGCCAAGCCTCGAAGCCAGTCCGTGGAAACGGTCGGTGGGGCAAAGTATCCCGTGTACCGCGGAGATATCATCAACGACCTCGACGTTCGCTGGAGAGAGGCCGACCCCGACAGGATGCTCACAGCCTACCACCAGTCCGCGCAAACCCTGAATCTCATCCGTGCGTTTATCCAGGGAGGGTATACACGGATCGACCAAGTCCATGACTGGAAACTGGACGCGCATTCGACGGCCTGGTACGTCGACACCATGACACGCATCCGGGACGCGCTGGCCTTTTTCAGCACCTTTCGTGGCCCCACTAGTAGTTACTCCGGTGGTCACACCAGTAGTGACTTGCGTCTCGACCATTATTATACAGGCCACGAATGTCTGTTGCTCCCGTACGAAGAGAGCATGACGAGGCTCGATACACGTACGCAGGAGTACTACGACTGCTCGGCTCATTTTCTGTGGCTGGGAGAACGCACACGGAAATTGGATGGGGCGCAGACCGAATTTTTGAGCGGTATCCAAAACCCCGTTGGTATCAAGGTCTCGGAAAAATGGGACCACGACGAGATGGAACAACTGTTGGACATCCTGGACCCTTTGAGGGAGCCTGGAAAAATCACGGTGATTACACGTATGGGCTGTGACAAGGTCGCCGAACACCTTCCCCCGCTCATTGATTCCGTCCAGAAAATGAAGCGGACGGTCGTGTGGTGTTGCGACCCGATGCATGGCAACACGTTCGCCGTGGGCAACGTCAAAACACGCCAATTCGAACAGGTCAAACTGGAACTGTCGCAATTTTTTGACATCCACCGGTCCATGGGCACCATCCCCGGTGGCATCCACCTGGAAATGACCAACAACAACGTGACGGAGTGTTTGGGAGGGTCCATGTACGGTATTGGTCTAAACGACTTGGGGGTGTCGTATGAATCAAAATGCGACCCGCGACTCAATGGACGCCAGGCTCTCGAAATCGCGTTTATGGTGGGAGAAAAGCTCCGAAATCATAAAAAATAATCTAACGCGTGATAAAAAGAAGATAAAAAAAAAATGGAAAGCGTGATTCTACAGCCACCGTCCATGACCAAAATTCTTTATCCTCACCAATTACGCGCCGTCGCCATGATGGAAACCAGGGAGAAGGAAAAAAGCATCACGTCGGAAAATTTTTGTGTGTTTACGAATGTGGGTATTTTTGGGGACCTGGCCGGATACGGTAAAACGGTCGCACTCATTGCGCTGATTCTTCGCGACAAGATGGAATGGGACCTCCGTGAACCGTTTGTCGTGTCCAACATCTCCAATATTTATGGTAACGGGAGCATCATCAAAAAGTCGTTGCTACGTTTCCAGAAAATAGAAACGTCGCTGATTGTCGCGAGCACCTCCATCCTGAAGCAATGGAGCGATGAGATTTTTTCCACGTCCCTCACGCACGTCATCATTACGACCAAAAAAAAGCTCGACAGCCTGGAACCCACCCTGTACGATATCGTGCTTTGCAGTCCCAGTCTGTACAACTACCTCGTCAACAAGTACCCCAACTATGCGTGGAAACGCTTTATTTACGACGAGCCGACGCAAACCAAGATCCCCGCCATGCGCTGTATCGTGTCCGGCTTTATCTGGTTCGTGTCAGCCACGCCCGTACAGCTTCTTTACCAGAACCACAACAACCACAATTTTTTACAGAGCCTGTTTTCCAACTGCATGGACTATCACATCTTCCAGAACCTGATTGTCAAGAACGACGACGAGTTTGTCAAGAAATCGTTCCAACTCCCCTCCATGAATCACCACTCCCACCCGTGCTATCAACCACTGTACAACGTGGTACAAAATATCTTGTCCGAGCCCATCTGCAACATGATCGACGCCGGCAACATCGAAAAAGCGGTACGGCACCTCGGCGGTTCCAGCACGTCCAATATTTTCACGCTCATCAAGAATGAAAAGGAGGAGCTTTTGCGAGAAACCGAATACAAGATTGAAAAGTTTAGCCGGATCAATGACCACGCACGCATCAAGAAATGGACCGAGAAAAAGGCAACGCTAGAAAAGGAACTCGAGGAGCTGAACCGGAGGTACAAGGATTTTATTCTGAACGAGACGTGTCAGATTTGTCTAATGAAGAACGACCAACCGACACTGGTGTCCTGTTGCCAGAACGCCTACTGCGGAAAATGCATTTTCCAATGGCTCCGACAAAAAAATTCGTGCCCTAATTGTCGCACCTTTGTCACCACGGACATGATTATCTACCTCACCACCTCACCAACCCCACCAACAGAGTCCTTACCACCCCCAACGCATTCTACCCATGGTCGCCCGACGCTTTCCAAAAAAACAAAGCCGTGTGTCATCCTCGACATTATCGAAAAAAAACCCCATGGAAAATTCATCATCTTTTCCGACTACGACGAAACCTTTTCGTTTATTCGTCACGCCCTCGACGACGACGGCATCCAGTTTGCGGAAATCTCGGGGACCATGGAATCCCGAGATCGAAAGATCCGCGAGTTCAAGCAAGGCAACGTCAACGTCCTTTTCATCAATAGCATTGCCAATGGTGCGGGCATCAATCTACAGGAAGCCACCGACATTATCCTGTACCATCGCATGGGAGAAGACATGCAGGCCCAAATCATTGGCCGTGCCTATCGCATCGGTCGTGAAAAAGTATTGGATGTGCACCATCTTATCTAACGACTAATCGTCCTCCTCTTGAGTCACTGAATAGTGGCTACCTTCCTCCTCGAAATCAAAGTCCTGTTCGTCGTCGGAAAAAATGTCAGGCACCTCTTCCTCGATATCGGCCCGTTTCATATTTTTCGCCACCACCACTTCCACATCCTCGGTTTCGTCCGCGACGGGTCGTGTCACAGAAAGAAGAGGCGCCACGAGAGGCGCGGGCGTGGGGTGTATACCCAATAGATTTTGAATGAGCATGAGTTTGTTACCCGTGCGCTTCAATCCTTTCTCCTCGCACAGTTTGCGCAGTTCCGGCATATTCTTGGAATTCAGCGACTCGAAATCAAACCCGTCCTTCTTCGTCTCCGCGTGTACTTTTAAACAGGGCACCGTAGGAGTCGCAGGAGCGGTAATGGGTATGGGCGCTAGGGAAGCAGGTGCAGAAAGAGGGGGAGCAGGGAGCGAAACGGCGTACGTCTTTTGCTCTTCCTTGGTCATTTTATTCCACAATTGGGAGATTTGAAACGACAGTTCCCCAAACTGCAACTCCGGGTTCTTCTGTAACAATTCCACCCGTTTGTGTACAAAAAAGTTTTGATAAAGAGACACTTTCTTGACGCTTTTTTTTTTTTTCCGGTGCTCCCTTTTCCTCGAGCGACAAAGAGGAGGAGGATGTCGAGGCTAAATGTGCTTTCCAGTTCTCTTTCAGTTTAGCCATGGGAATGTCAAATTCCTTGGCGGTTTGTTCCAAAAACCCCTCCACATTTTTGTGGATGACCTGTTCGATATCAGAAATCATTTTTGTTTTCTGATGTATTTTTTTCTTCCATCGATTTCAATTTTTTTTTTACCCATCACCAGGTCGCAAGAGATAATACCTCTTGGAAATACCGAACCACACGGTCCCGGAACAATGCTTTCCGACTCTTCTTTTCCCCCTCTTCCTGGTGCTTCTCCCGAATGTGGGCAACCAGCGTGGTATGAAACGTGGTGACACTGGTCGGGGTATGAGTCCACAGCGTCATTCTCGAATCATTTTCTTCTTCACACGTCACGCAAAGAAGCAATATCATGACGTGGTTTCGGAGTGTCAAGGAAATAAACGAGACGGTATTAAAATAGCTGTGGATATTGGCATCCACGGGATACATCCGTTCCACCCGGGGGTCCGTCATAAAAAAGTAGCGCACGACGTCCTTGTCCTCCTCCCTCATGACGGACGGTAAAGGAGGACACGTTTTGGGAGGATGGGCGAGACGAATCCCTTTTTCGAAATGTTTACAGAATTTTTTTCCTACATGTTCAGCGTCAATAAAGTCCATATGAATAAGAGGAGACCCCGAAAGAAGAAGGATGGCAATCCGCATATGGATAAACAGCTCGTCGTCATTTCCGTAGATGCATTGAAGCTCGTGAAAAGATTTTTTGGGGAGTAAAAACCGGTGGTAATGGTCAAACCAATTCACGAGCGTAATGGCCAAAACAATCCACGACCGCTGTGTTTCGTTTTGCACCGGAAACGCCCGGCATCGTTCCAGCATAAGATGGCTTCGGATGGAAAAAGGGTACTGGAGAAACGTTTTCAGACGCTTCCTGCTCGACCCTTCCAGGTTCATCTGCCACTTCTCCATGGGATGGCGCTCCGGACCCGGATCACAAAGGACGTTGCGGTAACAGACGCCCACCGAGGCGAGGAAGAAACAACTCCAGGGTACCCATTCTTTTGGCATCACGTCGGGAAAAAAAGAGGGACGATTCTCAAATTCCGAGGGTGTCAAGAGGCGCAAGACCAATCCACGGGCACCGAGACAATGTTGTCTCCGTAGCATGACATTTTTTGGACACAATTCAACGGGCCCGTAGTAGCCACGACATTTTCTTTGAAATCGTCCAAAGTCCACCACCAAATCGGGAGAAAACCCACAAAGAACCACGTCCCCCCATCCCGTACCGAGGAGAACAATGGGTCCAGTGCTCTCCTCATCCGGCATCGTTCCACTATGCATCGTCACCACGGAAAAGTGTGGATAGACCACGTTTAAATAAAAACGAATCACCTCGATTTGACTCATTGTTGCCACGTATATCACGATGCGGTGGTACAGTGACGCGTTGACCATAAACCATTCCTCAAATTTGTGACGCTGAAAGTGAAAGGTCATCGAATGACCAAACATGTCGTCCATGAGATAGCACACCTCGAGAGTTTCTGACGGAGACGCTTCCGGTACAAGGATGACGTCCGGAAAAAAACATTGTAAAAACGACAGCGGTGGAGGCGTCGGCGACACAATCAATACACGGTGTCGCTTCCAATGGCGCAAAAGATGAAGGAGCACCATGTACTCGGGACACATTTTATCCAGGTCTCGAATCACCACGGTATCCAACGATTCCCAATGCGTGGCAAGGACCGTCAGTCCGTGAAGGGGTGCGACGTGCTTGACGTGTTTGACCGGTGGATAGCTGTCCGAAGATTGAAACGACACGTAGAGGACGCGACCCACAGAGCCATAAGACAAGAATGATGACAAACACGAATCCGTACGAATGCAGAGACATGTGTTTTCTTTTTCCAATTCTTCTTCCATACTATATTATTTTTCAAAGACTGCTTTGAAAAGAAAAAGAGAAAATAAAAATTCAATTTTTTACAACGACGGTGGGAGACGAATCCAATTACAATATCCCAATAGGAATCCTCGAAATGGTGGATATCGACGTTTGATTGGTGGAAAAAGCATCCGAAGACGGAGCGCCTGCGCCTGCGCCTACGCCACCACCATTTGTATTTGTGGAGGATGGTGTCGCATAGACAGGAGATGGCGTCCCCGCATACATTGTCGAGTAGAAGGCGCTGGTGATTCCAATGTGAGAAGCCGCTGATTGCGCTGCTATACCATAGGCCCTCCACCGGGAGAGTCCCTCGTCTTGGTTGATTGTGGTTGCATTTCCATATCTCTTGCGGATGAGCCATGTGTTTAACTCGTCATCATTTTCCGTGCGAGAAAAACCATATAAGCGACTGCGTTCGAGGACGTACCCTTGAATTCTATATTTATAAATGCGACTTTGTTCGAGGATGTACTCTTGAATTCTTTGTTTATAATTTATCGCATTGGTATTTCCTCCCCCTTGTTGTGACGTTTGGGCATCATTAGTCCCCACATTTGACGGTTGGGTATTATTAGTCCCCGCTTGTGACGGTTGGGTATTATTAGTCCCCCCTCGTGACGTTCGGGCATCATCGTCGTCTTCATCCAGTAGTGGCTTATTCAAGGATGATTCCGACAGTGACGACTTATTTGCAGAACTATATTCCGTACCGAAAGAAGCGGCCGAGATTCCAACACTGGCATAGCTATTGAGAATTTGAAACGCGGTGCTTCTGCTGAAATGCTCGTTCCCGGTGGCGAGATTCCGGGTTGTATTCACCGCACTTCCAACGCTCAATGCCGAACCGCCAATACCCGCGACCTTGGTCAGGACTTTTCCCGCGGTCGTCCCGAATCCCGCGGTCATTCCACCAATTCCTATCGTCTGTAATCCAATGGACGCAATATCGGACCCAAACGACAACCTCATCTCTTTCCGAGAGGACGCGGTAAGACCACCTGCCTTTAATGCCTGATAGGTGGAACCAATGCCTGCACCTTCGGCTGCCAAACCCGATACTGTGGACACCACTCCGAGGGCAGCGGAAAGTGCTAGACCTGCGGGTCCGAAGAATCGAGCAAACATGGACAAGTACCCGGTAACTTGTGAAATTTTGGATATGGTTTTATCATGATTCGACACAAATGTTCCGAAACGGTGTGAACGAGTCATTGTTCTTTTCATTATACCAATTTTTTTTTTTACACGGAAACAAGCAACATTCTCATCTCTCGAAAAATTGTTTGATTTATGTTTTTTTAAAATGGAACAAAAATAAAATCATGTGGCAAGACCTGTTTACATTGCGCTTGAAACAAGAACAGGACAAGGGAGATAAGATCCTGCTCCCCGTTTCAGCATTGGAAGCGCTCGTGAAAGAGTGCGTCGATTACCCTCTCCTTTTTTGCTTGTCCTCCATGCATGACAATATCAGTAACACCCATCCGGGAACAAGGACCCATCCGGGAACAAGGACCCATCCGGGAAATAACACCCATCCGGGAAGAAAGACCCATTCCGGCGTCCTCGAGTTTTCGGCCCCTGAAGGCACCGTCCTCGTACCCCCGTGGATGGCGTCGAATCTAGGCGTTCAACCCGGGGATATCGTCCACGTGGCCAACACCTCGCTTCCCAAGGCATCCTACGCCAAATTCCGTATCCTCACCAACTCTTTGTGGGACGTGACCGACATGCGGTCGTTGCTCGAAAACGGTTTGCGACACCATTCGTGTCTCACCGTTGGTGATGTTGTCGTGATGGGTATTTCTTCCCGGATGGGTATTTCTTCCCGGATGGGTATTTCTTCCCGGATGGGTGTTATTTCCCGGATGGGTCCCTATTCCCTTGAGGTGATTGAGGTTCGTCCTACCTCCCCTGATGGACAAAACGCCGTATGCATCATCGAAACCGATTGCGAGGTAGATTTTGAAGAACGTCCTTTGCTACCCCCGCTACCCTCCACTCCTCTCCCTCTACCTGTCCAGACCTCTCGAAACACAAGCACACACGGAACGAGTAATAGTGGTAGACCCCCATCCTTCAATGCACCCGGTCGCTTTTCCTCGCTTCGTTCTCGCAACACCACTTTATTCCCAGGAGAAGGGAATTCCCTTGGCTAACTAATACTAAACTACACATCAAAAACATAATAGGGAAGGTAGGCGTCTTCCTCTTCCGTTTTCGATTCCTTCTTCTTGTACAGATAATAAGGGTCGATATTGTGCTCGAGTAAAAAAGACCGTTGTTGTTTTTGACGCACTTTGAGTTCAAGAACATCGGTCACATTTACATGTTGTTTATCACCGCAGAGACACCAGCGTCCCAAAGGTTTTGGTTTTGGTACGGGTCTACACTTTATTTGAATCCACTTGAGCATGTTGGTATATGTATGTTTATACGGATTGATTCCATCCAAAGATATCAATTTTTCCTCAAGATAAAAAATTCCTGTACGGTGGTTCTGGTTCCACAGGAATCGGTATAGGCACCCACACCGGTTTGAGTGGGGGGTCCCGACAAACACCGACGCCCGCAAAGACCGTGTGGCAGTATTGGTGGCGTTTGCAGTCCCAGTGGCTAGTGCAGAACACGGCGTTTTTTTTCCTCCACGCCGTCATCATCAAAGGCAAGACGAAGAAGCATAACCTATTCATTTCTATTTCTATCTTTATTAACAATTTATTCTATTAAAATCAATTCATTTTTGGAATAAATTTTTATCATCACAAGATATAAATTAAACAAACAATGACGGCGGTGCTTCCAAAGTTTATCAACAACATGAGTTTCATACAGCTGAACCTTTTTATTTTTTCCCTCTTTATTGTTTTTATCGCTGTTGGCCTTTATGTCTCGGAAAAAGTATGGCCGTCGGAAAAAAGAATTTTCTACAACGATACGATCCTTGGTATCATGCAAGTGGTGGGTGTCGTATTTGCCATCATCGTCGGTACCATTATCGTCTCTGTATGGACCAATTTTGACAATACCAAAAAAATAACGATTGCCGAGGCCGGTGCGGTAGGCGATATGTACCGCAGTGTCAAAAATCTAAAGAGTCTTGAACCTTTACGACCCCTCCTTCTCGAATACGGCCACCACGTCATAGAAACGGAATGGCCCATGATGCGCAAGGGGGAGAAACCCACCTCGGGTTGGACCTACCTTTTCCGGATGCAAAATATTCTGAATCAGCAAAAAGAAACGAGGGACCACGTCCAGTCCAGCCTCACGAACCTTTTTGATAATCGTCGGCTTCGGATTGCCTCGACCGACCCGTATCTGCCGTCTGTGATTTATTTTTTATTGTTCTTCTTGTCGGTCTTTATCTTGTTTTTCAGTTTCCTCGTCGGAACCAAAAATGTGTGGACGCATGCGTTTATTTGTGCGTGCCTCGCCCTTCCTTTGTGCCTTACCATTACCACCGTGGCGGCCATGGATTACCCCTACAGCACACAGATATTTATCGAACCGAATGACATGAAAACCGTCTTGTACAACCTGACGCATCTTTCGGATTGACTCTTGAATTAAATTTAATTTTTTTATTTTTGACCAACAGAAAATGAACAGAATCTACTCCCTTTTATTGTCTTTTCCAACGTCTTTAAACTTTCCTTTCCATCATCCTGTACATTATTCGTTCTTGCCCTATTTCGGAAGGTCGTGTCCAAAAATTATAGAGGTAAAAAAAAAGTAATCACAAACCATCAGAAAGTAGGTTTCATTATTATTTACAAAAGTAAAAAAGAAAATAAAAACACATAAAAAGAAAGATGACGTGGATATTTTTTTATGTGTTTATATTTTTATTCACGGGAATCGCGGGAGCGCACTGGTCGACAAAGAACAATGAGATTTATTACGGTGCCGAGGTTTATCACGTACGGGGTGTAAACTGGTTCGGCGCCGAGACCGAGTGTCGTGTTCCCCAGGGGTTATGGGTACATTCTCTTGATTATTATTTGGACTTGTTACGAGGGTATGATTTCAATTCGGTCCGTATCCCTTTTTCCTACGAGGTTGCCACGAATCTCGACACCGTGGTGAATGACGGTTGTGTCGCCATGTCCCCTTCCCTGCAGGGAAAAACGTTCCGTCAGGCGCTCCATATGATTATGGGGGGCGCCAAGTATAGGAATATGACCATCCTACTGGATTTCCATACGATTGGGGGCGCCATCACCGAATTTCCTTCGTCTCCGGGATACGTCACCGAGGTGCAGGTTTTGGAGACGTGGAAGAGTATCTTGTGGGAATACGGTACCTATCCCAACCTCCTCGGTATCGATTTAAAGAATGAGCCCCACGGCCGTATCCGGTGGCCCGGTTGGGGGAGCTTTGTCACACATGTCATTACGAACATGGAAAAGGAAGCACCCGCCTTCAAGGGACTGTTTTTTGTGGAAGGAATCCAGGACCCCGGTGACAAAAGCGTGTGGGGAGGCTCCTTTTCCAGATTGGGCAACGCTCTCGGCACCGTTCCGGATCCACGCATCGTATTCTCACCCCACGTATACGGCGTCTCGGTTCGCGGTGACATTGCGCTCCAGGACTCGGACCCGGAGTGGAATAAGTGGTTCGGTTTTCTTCAGAAAAAGTATACGAATCCGGTGTGTATCGGAGAAATCGGAGGATGGTTTGAAGGGGATGACGAGACGTGGCACATTCGGGTGCTCGATTTTCTCCGGCGCCTCGGCGTCCAGAATGCCTTTTATTGGTGCCTCAACCCCAACAGCGTCGACACGGGGGGCCTTCTCGATTTCGACTGGACGACGGTGAGCATCGAAAAGATTGATTTTTGTCGAGACCTGCAACCCGACCCCGTGTTTCCACCCTTCCAGATCGAGTAGTCATTAATAATTCAATCATTCGCGTACAGCAAAATATAGGCCTGGGAAAGAAACCGAGGCACGTCGTCTACGGTCAGCGGTTTCACCGTCATGTCGTCACAGAGCATCCATCGGTCACCGCGTTTCACAAGGGCAACGTAATGACCAAAACGAGGCGTTCCAAAGTGAACAATGGCGCCACGCAGACGATATGCGTAGAGAACGTCCGGGACCTCCATCGCATGGATAATTTTGGAATGCGGGGTCACCCCCCGTTGCACCAAAATAAACAGATAGGTGGGCCATGTCGAGATGGTATACGACCGAAGGGCTCTACATTTTTTACCATGATAATCGCTGTGCCACTCGTCTATCACCACGGCCTGCTGACTCGCGCGGAGAGATTCCTCCAACGACGAAGAAAACGGGACAACAAGAATGGGTTCCGTGGAAAAACTCGTACTGGTGTCTGTGGGGTCATTCTCGTTGACAAAGCGTGTCATGACTTGGTGGGAGAAAAAAAGCGGGCACAGACGATTCTTTGTTTCTTCGTTCAGCTGGTCGAGAAGGAGCAAGAGGTATTCGTGCGCATCGTGTTGCTCATGGTGGTTGTGAAACATTCGCAGACCTTCCGCTTTATACGTGCGCAGAAACGACCGGACCGCAAGGAAGAGCGGGCCTTCCACCAACGTTTCCGTCACATACTGCCGAAAGGCGGTGAGAGACAACAGTAATTGAAGAACGCTATTTTGATAACACTGGTTGCCACCATTGGGCAATCCCTGGACCGGATACTCTTCTTGCATTTATAGTTTTGTAAAAAAATTCCATTTTTT